CACTGGCACCACTGCTGGCACCATTCGTAACACTGGCGTCACCATCGTCGCCCAGTCCAAAAACATCCTGTACACCGACATTACCGCTGGTACTGTGGCTTTTGTACTCCCCGCAGGTGCACAGATCACCAGCGCGTTGTTCAACACAACCGTTGCATACGCGACGACCACTCCCACTATGGCTTTGCTGGTTAACGGTGTTGCCATCAACACGGCCTCAAACATAGCTGCCTTCACCACCACTGGCGTGACTGCTGTTGCCCTCGGTAACAATAACGCTGCTGGAGCGGTTCTGGTTGGTAATGTTGGCCCTACTGACGCGATCATCACGTTCACACAGGCCAACGTAACCGCCACTTCCGGTGCGGGTATTTTGACTATCGCATACATGGTACGCGAGTCAGACGGCTCTGCGTTCCCCGCACCTAACCAACAGTAATTAGTCAGGGGGCTTCGGCCCCCATAAAAGGAGATTAATTATGTCAAAGCAGACCAATTACAGTCCCACGTTCCCGATGTTTCCGGGCGGTGCTACGACCTTCACGAGCAGTGACACCGAGAACCTACTTACACCAAGCGTGATCTACGTTGGCGGTACAGGCAGCGTCAAAGTTACTACCGCGCAAGGCGACGAAACAACTTTTGTTGGGGTTCTGGCAGGCAGCGTGCTTCCAGTTCAAGTTATCCGCGTGTGGGCTACGGGCACAAACGCAACCAATATGCTGCGGGTGTATTAATATGGCGCTCGGTTTTGGTTTCGGTTTAAGTCTACATGCAGTAACAGCAGGGTCAGGCCCAACGCTTGCCCTAAACTTAACAGGGCCAAACCTCGACCCACGGGTCACGTTCACACGCGCATCCAGTGCCACGTACACCAACTCTGCTGGCTTGCTCACGAATGCTGCGACTAACTTGGTGACTTACTCTGAGCAGTTTGAAAATCCTGCTTGGAGTAAAACGAATGTAACGATAAATAACGATGTTCTTGCATCTCCAAATGGGACGATTACTGGCGATAAGTTAGTTGAAACGACCACTACAGGTAATCATTTAATTCTTGGCGGTAACACTTCTATAGCTACTGGAGGAATCTACACGCTAAGTTGTTTTGCACGAGCCGAAGAAAGAACTTTTGTACAGATAGTCGGTGCAAGTTCAATCTTTGCATCCGGGGTGTGGGCTACATTTGATTTAACATCAGGTTCTGTTACTTTTTCTGGGGTTGGAACAAGTGCCTCAATTGAATACGCAGGTAATAATTGGTACCACTGTACCGTAACAGGGGTGGCAGTATCAACAACTACATCAAACGCGTTTGCTATAAGTGTTCTTAATTCAAATGCGGCTACACGTCTCCCATCGTATGCAGGTGTGGCAGGAAGCGGCATCTACATCTGGGGCGCTCAACTGGAAACAGGTGCGGTAGCGACTACCTACATCCGTACTGAGGCAGTAACAACTTCAGCCCCACGCTTTGACTACGACCCAGTGACGCTGGCTCCGAAGGGGTTGTTGATTGAAGAGTCACGGACTAATTTGCTTCTTTATTCAAGTGAGTTTGATAATATTTGGTCTTCTGTTGTTGGTTCTGTTTCAGCAAATACGTTTATTTCTCCAGACGGAACTCAAGACGCCGATACCCTGACAAGTGTAGGGGGAGGCACAAGCAGTATTTACCAGCCAGCGACAGTTACTGCGTCTACACAATACACAGCGTCTTGGTATGTTCGTCTTGGAACAATGGTCTTAGCTGATTATAAATTTGCCATCTATAACGCAACAGCGGCGGCATTCATTGCTGTAGATATTGCTCCAACACAAACACCAACATCAACAGGTTGGACACGAATTACCTACACCTTCACGACCCCAGTAGGATGCACTTCTGTTCGGGTGTACCCGTTCAGGAACGGAGCGACTATTGCTTCATCAACGGTTTATCTCTGGGGCGCTCAACTAGAAGCCGGAGCATTCCCCACCAGCTACATCCCATCGGCTAACACCTTCATTAGCCGCGCCTCTACTGGCTCGTACTACGACTACACGGGTACTCTGAAGACCGCCGCGATAGATGTACAACGAATTGACTACAACCCTGCAAACTTAGCAGCACAGCCATACCTGCTCTTGGAAGCAGCAGCTACCAACATTTTATTGCAGAGTCAAACCCTTGGTACAACTCCTTGGGTTGTTAATGCAACTACCGTAAATGTAGATGTAGGGGTTTCTCCTGAAGGGTCTCTTACAGCAGACAAAGTAGTCCCTACTACGCCTGCGAGTGCTCCATATATTCGTCAGAGTATTACCACTGTAGCGGCAACTTACACGCACTCGGTGTATGCCAAAAATGATGGGTACAGTTGGCTACAAATGTGGGATAGTTTTGTAACAACGTACGCTAATTTTGATCTAGCAAATGGTGTGCTTGGTACTGTTAGCGCAGGAATTATTGCCAGTATTACCAACGTTGGAAATGGCTGGTATCGGTGCTCCGTGACCAAAGACTTGGCAGCGGCAACTCAACAAATGCGCTTAGGTGTGTATAACTCGGATGCCTCTCGCGGTGCAGTGTTTACCGGGGACAATACTTCTGGTATTTTGTTGTGGGGCGCTCAAATGGAAGAGAGCGCATTCCCCACCAGCTACGTCCAAACAGTAGCCTCACAAGTCACCCGTGCTGCTGATGTTTCCAGTTCAGCCCAGACAACCCGTGCTGCTGATCTAGCAAGCATGACTGGGACTAACTTCAGTAGCTGGTATAACCAGAGTGAGGGGACTATCTATGCAAACTGGATATTAGGTGGAGATGTCACCGGTGTTTGTGTTTATCAGGCAGATGATGGTACTGCCACTAACGTAGTCCGTACTAGATATGGAGCAGCGGGAACTTCAAACGATTCCGCTGTAATAGTCGATGGCGCTACTCAAGCAATATTACCAGCAACTAACCAGCTAGTGTTAAACACTGCTTACAAAAATGCAATGGCATATAAGGTGAATGATTTTGCTAGAAGTGCAGACGGAGATACTGTTATTACTGATTCCGCTGGCACAGTGCCTACAGTTACAACATTTAATATTGGCAAAGGCGTAAGTGTTGTTGAGCAGTTAAACGGCCACATCAAACAGATCGCTTACTACCCCCGCCGCTTGGCTAACGCAGAACTACAGGCACTAACAGCATGAACAACTACTACCTAAAGTTTGCCAGTGAACTAGCTGCTACGGCGGCGCTGTACACCGCTGAGGCGCAGGCCAAATACGCCAACATCAGTGTCATTGGGGTGATCTCCAAACCCACAGGTGTTGTGGACGCGGAAGGCAACCCTGTGATGGCGGCTTTGGAAGGCTGGCACGTCAATGTACGCGCTGACGTTTCCCCTGAGCTAGAGCAGTACCAAGTGTTTCCAGTTGCGCCCATGCGCGTTTGGGCCGCATAGCATCATGGCAACTAAAAAAACCCCCTCTCTTGCAGTTGGTCGCGGTGAAAAGTTACCTGTATCGAAGGGTGCAGGGCTTACCGCCAAGGGCCGCGCCAAGTACAATGCAGCCACTGGCAGCAAACTTAAAGCTCCGCAGCCCCAAGGGGGTGCACGGAAAGATTCATTCTGCGCACGGATGTCAGGTATGCCGGGTCCGATGAAGGATGAAAAAGGCCAACCCACCCGCAAAGCTGCGTCACTAGCTAGATGGAAGTGCTGACATGACCTCGCAACATGAAACCGTAAAGAACACATTGGACGTTGTGTCTATGGTTGCCGCCATAGGATCGTTTTTGGAAATGTTTACACCAATTTTTGGTTTTATCGGTGCCATCTGGACTTTGATGCGTATTGCAGAAATGATCGCAGGTAAACCCTTTTCGGAGATCATCCGCCGAAAGAAACCCGATGCCGTCAACAAGTAAGAAACAACGTAATTTCATGGCCGCGATCGCGCATAGTCCCGCATTCGCTAAGAAGGTAGGGGTTCCACAATCCGTGGGGCAGGACTTTAACAAGGCCGACAAAGGCCGCAAATTCAAAGAAGGTGGTGATACTATGGCTACGAAGAAACCAATGCCCAAGGGCTTGTTTGGCGGCAAAGAAACGATGAAGGAAGAGCTGAAGGAAGCCAAGGCGATCAAATCTGGCAAGATCACTCCCATGCAGTACGCCAAAGGTGAAAAATCCGAAGGCGTGCACAAGATGGCCAAAGGCGGATTTACTCGCGCAGCCGATGGTATCGCGCAGCGCGGCAAGACCCGTGCGCAGCAGTTCAAAATAGGCGGTAAATGCTAGCCTGTCGCGGCATGGGTGACATCAACCCTGCCAAGGTACCAAAAGGCAAACGTATGGCCAAGGGCGGTTCAGCAAACTGGATCGCCGGGGCCATCAAGAAGCCCGGTGCTTTGCGGGAGTCACTCGGTGCCAAAGAGGGGAACCCGATCCCCGCAAAGAAGTTAGCCGCTGCAGCGCAGAAGCCCGGTAAAATGGGCCAACAGGCACGTCTGGCACAGACACTCAAAGGACTTAAATAATGGCTACCAAACGCGTCGTTTCCAAAAAAGAACTAGAGGCATCGGGCCTCAGTCTACGTGACTTTTTGAACAAAGAGCGCGGTCTTACTCGCCGCAAAGAGACCGACCCTACTAAGGGTGAAGCCAAAGACAAAGCAGAGCAAGAAGCTGCTGATGCCATTGACCCCGGTAGCAACATGATGTTCAAGGATGTCGCACGCAACCAGTACCGTGACAGCGGTAAAGAAATGGTTGACAAGCAAGATTCCGAAACAGCAAAAGCACGTTCTATGGCGGCATACGTACCGCGCCGCGCCGCTGCGGCCGACACGGCAGGTAGCAGCACAGACACGTTCAAGCGTGGTGGTGCTGTAAAGGCTTCCCCCAAACGTGCCACAGGCTATCGCGGCTACGGCATCGCTAAGAAGGTTTAATCATGGCAGTCTCAGGAACCACAGCCTTTAATCTGGACCTCACCGAACTGGTGGAGGAAGCGTTTGAACGTGCGGGTTCTGAGTTGCGTTCTGGCTACGATCTGAAAACGGCACGCAGGTCATTGAACCTGCTGTTTGCGGATTGGGCCAATCGCGGCGTCAACATGTGGACGTTTGAGCAGGGGTCGATCGTATTGATCCCCGGACAGGCCACGTACGACCTCCCAGCAGACACCGTTGACTTACTTGAGCAAGTTATCCGCACAGGCGCGGGTAACGTTTCGACACAGGCCGACCTGACGATCACACGCATCAGCGTATCGACGTACGCCACGATCCCCAACAAGCTGCAGCAAGCACGCCCTATTCAAGTTTGGATTGAGCGCAGGCAGGAAATACCACGTGTGACCGTGTGGCCAGTCCCGGACAACACCCAGACCTACACGTTCGTGTACTGGCGTATGCGCCGTATTGATGACGCAGGCGGGGGTGTAAACACAATGGACGTGCCCTTCCGGTTCATCCCCTGTATGGTGGCGGGTTTGGCCTACTACTTGTCTTTGAAGGTGCCAAACGGTATGCAGCGTACTGACTTGCTTAAAGCTCAGTACGATGAGGCGTGGCAGTTGGCCAGCGACGAAGACCGCGAGAAGGCGTCTATCCGTCTGGTACCACGGCAGATGTTCATCAACTAAGCTATGGGAAACAGATTCGCATCAGGCAGAAACGCTATCGCCATGTGCGATAGATGCGGCCAGCGTTACAAGTTGACTGAACTGAAAAAGGAAGTCAAGAAGCAGCGCGTGTTCAACTTGCTGGTGTGCTCCACTTGTTGGGACCCCGATCACCCGCAGCTTATGCTTGGCACGTTTCCAGTAGACGACCCACAGGCGCTACGTAACCCCCGTACGGACACCACGTACGAGGTATCCGGGCCTATGACGGACGGATACAATAGCGGCGGGTCTAGGGACATCCAGTGGGGGTGGAACCCGGTAGGCGGGGCGAGTCAGTTCGATGCTGTGTTGACACCAAACAACTTGGTTTCATTGGCGGCACTTGGTACAGTAACAGTTATTCTCTAAGGAACAGTCATGGCATACACAAAATCAGCAGACGGCATCGCCTCCAGAGGCAAGACAAATGCAAAAGTTCTCCCCAACAGCGGCCCCTCAGTAGCAGCTACTAAGGGCGGCAAGGGCGGCAAGGGCGGCAAGACCAACGAAGAAATGTTGACACTAGGTCGCGGTATGGCTAAAGTAGCCAACCAGAAACGAGGTTAATCATGGCAACCAAGAACAACAAACCAGCTTCTGCCTACGCGAAGCCACACACCATGTCCGGCAAGACGGTAACGGCGTCTTCAAATCCGGGCAAAGAACCGAACCACAGTCGCCTTGACACGATTGACCCTAGCATTGCCAACATCCGTAAATCGGCGGGTAAAGATTCTGTCAAGACTTCGGGCATTAAAATCCGTGGCACAGGCGCGGCTACTAAAGGTCTGTACGCCCGAGGCCCAATGGCATGAACTACGCT